TTTAAGTCAGGAACAATATTTCATTTATCTTCCAGCTATTGTGTTTCTCTAGTTACAGGTTCTAGAAAAGACCCAAATGGCCTACCAGAAGGATTTAGATTGCAACTGCAGCTAAGTCACAGTGCAGATAGATCTCCTTCAAAAGCTATCCCGGGAACATATCCGAATGATTTAATTTTTCTATCGTCAGATAACTCTCTCTTTTATAACCACTGGCATCACGTAGTCATTAGATGGGGGACAAACACAATAAACAACGGAACTGGTTCCTTCATAATAGACGGCATAAATGCTGGTAACTTTGTGATACCTTCTTCGTCTCTTCTGCCAGCTTCGTTTACAAATTCTCTCAATCCTGACGTTCTTTGCATTGGCAATTATTACGAAGGAACAAACACTGGCGTCGACGCAATGAGTTTGTTCTTCAATCCTAATAATTCAAAAAGAGATGGGGTGGATCAATTAACAAGTGAGCCGGGAGATCCCAACTACGATGGACCAGTTTTCTATAAATTTGAGCATCCTCTAAAGGCAGAAATACACGATCTAGTTTTTAGAAGATACTATCTTTCAGATTTAGAACTATCATCTACAGGTTCTAGGGGAATTGGATATGATGCTTTCTCTAAGAAGAATATAGCGTTCTATCTTCCTCCGTTCTTTGTTGAAAACACAACCATCAAGAGGTACGTAAGCGATCGAGGCGGAATTCTTCAAACTCCATTTTTTTCAATTGACGGAACTACAGACGATCCTTTTAACGTAGCTATGTCTTTTGGTGTAAACGGTCACTACATTAACCTTGATAACTTTGTCAAAGATTTTTCAACTGGTAGATTCCCCAGACTGTTAAATCTAACAGGGTCAACCATTGACTACACTACCACAGCAAGAGAGGCAAATGAATTCTTGTACTCAGACGGTGGCGTAGCAAAAAGAAACCTTACAGTGCTTCCTTGCGACGATGGTAATTTTGATCCAAACTATGAGATTCTTTCGAGCGAAAGATACACAGACAAGTATACTGCAAGCGGATTCACAGATCTAAGTTACATAAATTTAGACAACTTAGTTACTACTGCCTCTCTTTATCAAGGCGGAGCATCACCAGAATCTCCAGAAGATTATGTTGAGCAACTTTACGGTCCAAGTCCTGAAAATCCTGGATTGGAGCCCGGATCAGCTTATAAGAGTTACATCTCTGCTGTTACGGCATCAATTTCTTCCTTGACAGATGATAGTTTTTTTGACAGAGGAATACAGAAGAACGTCCCATTGACTATATTCCAGAGAACGCTGGATCCTTCTTCAAATCAAATTACCATCTTTAATATAAGCAATCTTTATTACGGTAGAAGAATACAGCCGGGTACATTTGAAATAAGAGACTCTTCAATTTCAGGATCTTTTGGTTCAGTTGCAATAACTCTTAGGGACGACTCTCTTGGAAATCTTTACAGAGCTGATTCTCTAACTGCTCATTCCACACAGAATTCTGTTGGAAACATTTTTTATGATGAGGGAATAATCGTTATAAAAAATCCTCATCTTTACTTTTTTGGGAAAAATCAGTATGAAGTCTCTTTCAAGGGCGTGTATAACATCTTTACCTCTAAGTACGAGATAGTTGCAGGTTCTGGACTTTTAAATTCTTCGTCTAACCCAACTTATACAGAGAATTATGAGAAGCTAAAAGCTTCTGGTAGTGAAAAAGATAACGAGACTTTCGTCTACATCTCCGGCCTCAACTTCCACGACGAGAACATGAACGTTGTTGCGAAGGCACGACTGGCACAACCCATCATTAAGAGGGAAGGCGACAAGATCCTCTTCAAGGTCACCTTCGATTACTAGGTTTAGCCATGGCTACTCCCAAGAAGAAGCGAAAGAAGAAGAGGAAAGGCCACTACATCCGTGGCACTTACACCTCTCCGATTGCCGGTGAATGTAAATTTCGTTCAGGCTGGGAGTACCGCCTCATGATCCATCTCGACGCAAATCCCGAGGTGGAATTCTGGTCCTACGAGAAGACAGTTATCGAGTACGTGTCCAACGTGAGAACGAAGAAGGTTCGTAAGTACTACCCCGACTTCCTCGTTCGTTATAAAGACGGAAGAACCGAACTCATCGAGGTGAAGCCGAAGCGTAAGTTGGAACAGGCCACCATCAAGAAGAAGATGGCCGCTGCTCTCCTGTGGTGTGCGGAACACGGTATGACCTATAGAATAGTCACAGAAATACAATTGAAGGAACTAGGTCTTTTATAGGCGAGTTTTACTATGCTCATTCTGGATTAACAATCCACGCATGGCGAACCTCATCCTCGGACTTGATGTGTCCACTTCTGTTACCGGTGTGTGTGTGGTGGATCCTGCCGTGGAACCCGGTGGAGGTGCCAACATCGCGCATCTCGATCGAATCGAGTTCAAGAAGTGTGTCACTCTCTGGGATAAGGCCGATCGAGTGAAGAGCGACCTCCTCCTCATCAAGTCGCGTTTCCCCTCCATCACCACATTCGCCCTGGAGGAACCTCTTCTCGGATTCTCAAAGGGCATGTCCTCGGCGGCCACAATCACCACCCTGATGAGATTCAACGGAATCGTGTCCTATATTGGGCGGGAAGTATTCGGGATCGAACCCACTTACATCTCCGCGGCATCAGCGAGGAAGTTGTGCGGTGTGAAGTTACAGAAAACATCGGTGGCAGGCATGCCACATAAGGAGCAGGTTTTCAAGTACATGTGCGAACACGACCTGTCCCACATGCAGTGGCCCCTCACCCCCAAGTCCGGCGCGATCGTGGGATGGAGTAGAGATGCCACCGATGCATATGTGATCGCTCGTGCCGCATGCTTAATGCAAAAATAGATTTTTTTACCAGAACAATATAATTACAAACATGAAGCTCACAGCCACACAACTCCGTAAAATTATCCGTGAAACAGTAGAAGAAACAATGGCAGAGACTGACGGCGTCGTCAGTCCTGAAGAGTTTGAATCCATTGTTACAGAAAATAAGATCAGAATTCCTCTCAACGAGGATATTGGTATTCTTACAGTAACTCTTGGAACCGTTCTTGGTATTTTAGCATACAAAGTAGGAAAAGGTGCTCTTGGCGTCGCATCCGTGGCCGCTCAAAATCTTGCCTATAACTTAGAACAGGAAGCTCAAGAGAAGCTTCGGGCAAAAGCTGAAGCAGCCAAGCAGGCTAATCTTGATGCCGCAGTTGCATCACTTGCCGATGATCCTCAGCTCGCTGCAATGTTCAAGCAGTTGATACAGCTTCAGCATTCGGGTACTTCGAAGCAGGTGAGTGCTCTCAGCAAGCAGATCACTGCTTATGTCAATAACAACATGGCCGATACCGGAGCTAGCCCCATGGACGTCCGCATTGCCCTCTCAAAGAGAGCCGGCGCCGCCAGATCAAGATACTGATTCTTCTTGAAGGACATGTTGTGAAACTTACAGTAGATCAATTGCGCCAAATCATCAAAGAAGAAGTTCAGAAAGTTGTTTTGGAGTCTTCGTCGACTCTCACAGAGGCCACTCGTGAACCTTCGAACCTTAAAAAGGATCTTATGAGACTTCCAATTGGTGGCAGAATAGAATAGAAGGCGTTAATCTCTTTGATTTCGGCAGAGACGGAATCAAAGCTGACATTGAAAAAAGACTCGTTGGTGGCAGGAGGGTTTACGCTCTCATTAAACTGAACAGAAACGGTAATCCAAAATCGGAAGAGGTTTTTGACACGGCAGAAAAGCTAGCTTATTCCCTCGGCGATTTCTCTTACTTTTGATTCGTTAACAAGTTTTGAACTGTTGAACTCGGTCGTGGTACAGTTGTACCGTGGCCGTTTTTAGCATCAGTGACAAACTTCTGTTCATAGAGTCCGTCTTCGGCAAGGGTCACCTCGCGGGAAACGGAAAGAACTTCGATGTCCGGTGTCCCATCTGTGCACCCTCTGATGTCACGAAGAAGAAACTGGCGATCAAGACGGATGATGACCGGTGTCACTGTTGGGTGTGTGGATTCAAGGCGCGCAACCTCGTTCCTCTCATCCGCAAGTACGGTACACCTGGACAACTTGCGAAGTACAAGGAAGTCCTCGGTATCGCCGATGGCGGGACAGGAGAACTGGTCACCGGCGAGAAGGTGGAGGAACAACGCCTCGAACTTCCGAAGGACTTCTGTCTCCTACCCCTCGCCAATCCCAACGATCCTGACGTGAAGGCGACCTGGAGGTACCTCTTCGGTCGTGGTCTCACCGAGAAGGACGCGTGGTACTTCAAGTTCGGTGTCTCCAACGAACCTCGGTGGAAGAGGCGTGTCCTCATGCCCTCCTTCAACTTCAAGGGTGAACTCAACTACTTCACCGCGAGGGCGATCGATAAGGACCGGCGCCCTAAGTATGACAATCCTGAGGTGGACAAGAACCCCATCATCTTCAACGAGATCAACATCGACTGGACGAAGAGATTGGCATTGGTGGAGGGTCCCTTCGACCTCGTCAAGTGCCCGGACAACACTACAGCTCTCCTCGGTTCTGACCTGGATGAGCGACACGAACTCTTCAATAGAATCCTCCTCAACAACACACCAGTTGCCCTCGCCCTCGACGGAGACATGTGGGATAGGAAGACTCCCAAGATAGCGAAGAAACTCCAGGAGTACGATGTGGATGTCCAGATCGTGGATGTGCGCCCCTGGGGAGACCCCGGTTCCATGTCGCGCGCTGAGTTTGAGATCGCTCTGAAAGAGGCCCGCTATCTCGATTGGAACGATAACTTTCTTATCAAACTCAATCAAGTTATTAGTACATCATCTCTGGGAATTTAGTTAGGTAACCATGATGCATGACGCATATTTAATTCATGGGTTACATTTACAGGATTCTCAATAAGACCAATGGAAAATCTTACATTGGTCAAACAGTGCATCTAAAGACTCGCTGGTTGGGTCATGTAAGATCTTCAAGAGATAGGTCTTCAAAAATTGGTGAAGCAATTAAGAAATACGGTTTAGAAAATTTCGAATTTTCAATTCTTGAAGAAGCTGAGACGCAAGAGGAGATTGACAGGCTTGAGAGGCACTACATAGCACTTTTTGAAACAAACATGTCTTCTGGTGGGAATGGCTACAATCTGACAGACGGAGGTTTCTCTGGTGTCAGAGGACTTAAGATGTCTGATGAGACTAAATTGCTGATGTCAGAGAAGAAAAAAGAGCTATACAGTCGATCACCTGAAGTTATCGAGAGAATTTCTGAAACTGTTAAAAAATTGTGGCAAGACGAAGAGTATGTCAAAAAGAACACCGTGAGTTGCCCTGTCGATTCTGAAACTTTATTGCGAGAATCCGAGGGACTTTCTTGGAATGATGTTGCATCTAAGTTT